AAAACTACCATCACAAAAGCGCCACCAGCTGGATTGAAGGGGCATAAGTTTGCTGGTGATGTGTGGCGGAGACTAATCGGTTTGTATTTTGAAACCGAGGGAACGATCGTTACGGCATTCGACGCGGATCTGCTGATCAAATACTGCCTGGCGGAAGAGGAGCTGCAGGAACTGTTTAAACTACGCGGCGAGATAAAAAAACTGTGGACAAGACACAGTTCCATCCTGGCGAACATGAATCCAAAGAACGATGCGCTCAAGGATTATTTCAATGCGCTTGCACAAGCCAATGCTTTGCTGCAAAGATTCCAGGGCATGGACGCGCGGCTCGATGGAAAACGCAAGATGGTTTTTGCATTGGCACAATCCATGTATCTTACGCCGCGATCGCGCGCTGGTGTGGCACCACCTGAGAAGCCTCCTGAAAAGCCCAAGAGCAAGATGGGCGGATTGTTGGATGAGGACTGATGTTCGATCACAAGAAGGCTGATAAAGCCATTCGCTTCATCGAGAATTTGAAGCATACGAAAAGCCCGTTCTATGGCAAACAGTTTGAGTTGCTGCCCTGGGAGCGGGATATCATCTCCGATATTTATGGGACCGTGAACGCGCGCGGCGTGCGATTGTATAAATACGTTTATGTGGAGGTGCCCAAAAAAAATGGAAAGAGCGAGCTGGGTGCGGCGATCGCGTTGAAGCAATTATTTTTTGATGGCGAGATCAACGGCGAGGTGTATGGCCTGGCGGGGGATAAGGAGCAGGCAACCCTGGTGTTTGATGTGGCGTGTGAGATGATCGAGCAGGTGCCCGAGTTGAAGGAACGCACGAAGCCGAACTTTTCCACCAAGATGTTGACCGATAAAAAGAGCGGGACATTTTATAAAGTGATGTCATCCGAAGCATATACAAAACATGGACTCAATCTTACGGCTTGCATCTTCGACGAGCTCCACGTGCAGCCCACGCGGGATCTGTGGGACGTGATGACCAAGGGCGCGGGCGAGACCAGGCTCCAGCCGCTGTGGATCGTGATCACCACGGCCGGGGATGATCCAGACCGCACGACGATTGGGTGGGAAGTGCATGAGAAAGCAGAGACAATTTACAGGGCGAGAGAAGCGGGCGACCAGGAAAAAGACATCCCGTTTTGGTATCCCGCAATTTATTCCTACCAGGGCGAGGACATTTATAACGAGAAGAATTGGGAGATGTGCAATCCGTCGTTGGGGCATACGTTCCCGATCGAGAAGATGCGCGAGGCGGCGCTGGAGGCGAAGCTATCCAAGGCGGATGAACGGTTGTTCAGATGGCTGCGACTCAATCAATGGGTGACGACCAAGCTGACGACGTGGCTGCCGCTGGATCTCTTCGATGCGACGGTGGGCACGTGGTCACGCGCGGACCTGCTCGGCAAAGAGTGCTACATGGGACTCGACCTTTCGACGACGACCGACCTAAGCGCGATCTGCCTGGTGTTTCCACCGCAGGAGGGTATCGAAGATTGGCGCGTCATCTGGGATTGTTGGATTCCCGAGCAGAACATGCAGGACCGCATCCGCGCGGATCATGTGCCATACTCTGAGTGGGCCCGCGATGCGTGGATATTCCCGACCGAGGGCAACATCATCGATACCACGTTGATCAGGGACCGCATCCTCGAACTCAACGAGCTCTATAAGATCAAAGAGATCGGCGCAGACCTGTCGTTTGCAACGATGCTGATCCAGGAGTTGGAGCAGGAGCGCATGAAGGTGTTCGATGTGCCGCAGCAATATACGACGCTGACGGACCCGATGAACATGATCGATGTGTTGTTGAACCAGAAGATCACAGTGGAGGATGTTGAAGTGCCTGCACTGACGCATGAAGCATCACCGGTGGCAAGATGGTGTTTCGGCAATACGAGCATTGCGAAGAACGGGAATGCGCAGATCAAGTATGTGAAGGAACGCCGGGGCAAGCACCTGGACCGCTCGAAGCGCATTGACTTGACCACCGCCTGGGTGTGCGCGATGGCGCGCGCGAAGTTTTATAAAGGGTCCAAAAGCATTTACGAGAAGCGCGGCATTCGTTCAGTTGGATAATGTAACTCTTTGTGCTTGATTTTTAGGTTGAAAGATACTATAATTCATTCAACATTTGATTGACCGCTCTTGTGCGGTCGCTGTCGTGTCAGTAGATCGAAAGATGAACGCGCGACGAATCTCGAAAGAGATTCGTCGCGCGTTTTTTTGTTTCCTGTTTCAAGGATCATCACGCTTGAACGTCCTGCCCCTGCTCAATTATCTTACCACTTTGCTCGACCCGTATGCCATCGGTCACGTTTCTAACATGAATAAGCTGGCTGTTGAATTGGCTATTGCGGCTGGAGTCCACAGTGATTCGGTGGAGATGGAAAATATCGAACTGGCGACCGCTCTGCACGATATTGGGAAGTTCGGAATCCCTGAGAGCATACGCAGGCAGGCGGGTGCATATATGCCAAGTGAGAGACTCATCATGGAGCAGCACCCAGTCATCGGCGCAAGGATCTTAATCTTATCAATGAACGGGGACATCAACCCGGAGATCGTGAAGATCGCCAAGTACCATCATGAGAGATGGAATGGTTCGGGTTATCCCGAGGGGTTGGAAGGGATGCAGATCCCATTGGGCGCGCGCATTGTTGCCATCTGTGATGTCTTTGATGCGATGACCCATGACCGGGGCTATCGACATGCAATGACGGAGGCGGATGCGTTACAGGAGATGACAGACTTACAGATCGCGGGACCCATCTATGACCCGACTCTATTCAGGTTGTTTCTGGAATTGAGGAAAGCGAAGCAATGAATGAATGAAGTCTTGATCGAGATGGCGAAACAGGTTCCGGGCGCGCTGGCTGTGATCGGCACGGTGTATCTATTTTTGAAGGCTGAGAATGAACGCGAGCAGCGCAGGATCACGAATGCCAAAGAAATGGAGATGGAACGCCGGGCGCACGAGATCGAGAAGAATGAGATGTGGTCTTCGTTCATCAAGAATTTGATCGACAGTCAGAATAATTCATCCACCGTGATCGCCAATGCGATTGCTGAACATGAAGTTGCTTCGAGGGATCGTTACGAAAAGATGGGCATTACGAATGACCTGTTGAAAGTGGCAAAGGAAAATTTGAAGAAATAAGGAGCGAGCATGGAGCCGAAATTGTTATTGATCGTAAAACCTGCCTCGGGCTTGAATGTTTGGGACCTGCCGCGTCCGCAATCGCAGGGCGCATTGAAGCGGCGCGCTGAACCCAAGGGTGCGCAGTTGTATGCCTATGACATCCACACCTTCGAGGGTGTGCCGTATGCGCGGTTGGTGCCGCGTGATGCCACCCGACCCGAATGGGTGCGCGTGGCGGAAGCGGATCACTCGGTGGAATATGTGGATGTGATCGAACTTACAAATCAGGACAGCTCCGCTTCCCTGGCGGATGCGATCATCCTGCTGGCGACCGCGATCCGCGATCTGGCGAGAGCAAAATAAACCATGACCAGGCAGGAGATCCTTTATTACGCGAGTCTGGCGATCCTGTTTGCGGGGTTGTCCCTGCAATATGGTCTCGGCGTGGCATTGATCGGGCTGGGCGCGGTGGGTGTGGCCGTCAGCGTGGCGACATCTTTTTTTGTGACCTGGCTTTCCAAATAACATAAGGAGCATATTATGTCACTCGATGGGATGTACTTGATTACTGTTTTTGTGGTGGCGTTGATCGCTGGCATGGGCTGGACGATCGGGTGCCGGATCATTTCTGCCATCTGGAGATAAATGTTACCAAGCCCTGGCATGCTCCCACGTTCTGAGATGGTGGAGAAGACCGCGCGACCCGTGCGCGCCTCGGTGCGCGAGCGCAGTTACAGCGAAGAGGTGATCACGGTCGATAAGGCGATCACCGTGAGCGGCGTGATCTCGATCATCATCCTGATCGCGCAGGATACTGCCAGCCTGCCGTTGATCCTATATGGAAAAAAGGGGCGCAATAAATTCAGGGCGGTGGAGAATCCCTATTATGCGCTGATGCACGACCAGCCTAATCCGGAGCACAGCGCGATGACGTTCCGGGAGTCCATCGTCAGCCACCTGATCGCGTGGGGCAACTTTTACGCGCAGATCATCATCGATGAGGCGGGACTGGCGACCTCCCTGTGGCCCCTGCGACCGGACAAGATGAGCGTGGAACGCGTGGACGGCGAGAAGGTTTACAAGTATCAGACCCGCGACGGGAAGCCGCGCGTCTTCCTGCGTGACGAGATCCTGCACATCCCGGCGTTTGGCTTCGACGGATTGACCGGGCTTTCGCGCATTGCCCTGGCGCGGCATTCGATCGGGGAGAGCATCAGCACCCAGAAATTCGGGAGCAAGTTTTTCGCCAATGGCGCCAACTTCGATATGGTACTCAGACACCCTGGAGAGCTCTCCGATGTGGCGCGCAAAAATTTGGACACATCCATCAAGGAACATTATACAGGGGTCGATAACAGCCACAAGTTTATTATTTTGGAAGAGAACATGAGCGTCGAGAAGATCGGCATCCCGCCGGATGACGCGCAATTTTTGGAGAGCCGGAAATTCCAACTATCGGATATCAACCGCATGATCGGACCGGTGCCTCCGCACATGATCGGTGACGTGACGAGCAGCACCAGCTGGGGCACGGGCATCGACAGTCAGGAGCAGGGCTATGTCAATCACACGCTGCACCCGTATGCGGTGCGCATCGAGCAGGGGCTGGGCGGGCAGTTGCTGCTGCCCTCGGACCGGCAGGCTGGTTATTTTTACGAGCATTTATTCGATGGAATTTTACGGGGCGATATCGCCACGCGTTATGCGGCGTATCAAACCGGCATCAACAATGGCTTTATGACGCGCAACGAGGCGCGCGCGCGGGAGAATTTGAACCCGCGCAAGGGGCTGGATGAGCTGCTGATGCCGTTGAACATGACCACGATCGGGGGCAGTAACTCATCGGACAGCGGCAACCCCGATGGCACGGATGCGGCCGCGAATGCGAATGCGCTGGCGCCCCTGTGGCAGGACGCGATCGCGCGCGTGTTGAAGCGCGAGTCCAATGATGTGCTGGGGGCGTCGAAGCGGCTGCAGGTGAAGGGGCAGCAGGCGGATTGGGAAAATTGGATCGATCACTTTTACAGCTTTGAGCAACCCGCGTTTCTACGGAAACAGTTCAAGCCGTTGATCGAAGCGATGTACCGATTGTATGGGGTCGAAGACCTGGCGGCGGATGAATTTTTCCACGAGTATTTATTCCAGCGCGGTGAGCAGGTGAAGGCGCTGAGTGCCAGGCAGCTCGCTGAAGGCATGGCTGTGTATATCGCGGGTGCCTCGCAAAAACTATTTGCATTTGTGAACACGCCGATCACGTTCGGCGCGTTGGAGGAAGCAGACTATGAATAAGCGCTCTTATGTCTTACAGGCTTTTATCGAAACGCCCTGGGCGATCCTGCCCGGCACATTAGTGGTGCTGGAGGAGATCGTGGTGCGGCACGTATCTGGAGAGAAACTGGAGGCGGATGAAATCCAGGCGCGCATTCAGGGCGCTGCCCCCCGTCCGCAAAATCGACGGGTCAACAGCGTGGCAGTGTTGCCGCTCTTCGGTGCCATCATCCCGCGCGCGGATATGTTCGAGGAAATGTCTGGTGCTACGAGCGCTGAAAAGTTCGGCATGCAGTTTTCGCAATTATTACAAGACCCATCCATCGATGCCATCGTGCTGGATGTAAACAGTCCCGGTGGTCAGGTGGGCGGCATCGAGGAAGTTGCAAAACAAAT